AAACCACGCGATAGACGGAACTAGGTATGCCTTTGAATCCGATATGAAGCACAGTAACAAAATTAAAGCCGCCAAACCAATACCAGGTTTATAAAGGGGAGATACGATGTTTGAAAAATACGCTCAACTGATAGACGAGCAGGGCATTAGTACGGAAATACTTGCCGAAGTGATTCAAGAGCATGGCAAGCTACAAGAGCGCACACGAAAACGATACGGCAGATATAAGCAAGAAAGAAGCGATGTGCCGATATTCGGACGTTTTGCCGATGAGGAAGAAAAGATTCAAAACAAGGTAAACAATGAGCTTGCGAACGACTATTTCAGCGAGATTGTTGACACGAAAGTAGGCTACATGTTCGGAACGCCAGTGTCTGTTATGTACGATAAAGAGTCACCAGGCTATGACACGATAGTTGAGAAGATCAATGAATTTAAGAAAATGAATAACCTGGATGATCTTAACGCCGAATGGTGCAAATTTAGTGGCATGGCCGGATATGATGCAGGGTTGCTATACGTGGATAAAGAAGGGCAAGAGCGTGTCATGCGCCTCAATCCATGGGAAAGTATCATCATATCTAAAACAGAGATCACAGAGCCAGAATATGGCGTACACTACTACCCAACATGGGATGATAATGTTCGTGTTGAGTTTTACAGTCCGCAAGGTGTGCGTGTGTTCGAGGGTAAGGGGTACGGCGCCCAGGAATTAGCAGAAGTCACAGAAGAAGCAAAAGGCAATCCATTTGAAGTGTGCCAAATGTTCGGGATTCCGAATAATGCAGAGCTTATGGGCGATGCGGACAAGGTGTTATCCCTTATAGATGCTTATGATAGGTCCATATCGGATATGAATAGCGAGATTGAGCAATTCCGTTTGGCTTATCTGATATTCATTGGATTCGAGCCGGATGAGGAAACATTAAAACAGATGATTAAGACGGGTGCGCTTCATATCCCTACCGCACAAGATGGCGAAAAAATTGATTGGCTCACGAAAAACCTTGATCCGAAATACGTTGATTCACACTTGGATAGATTAGAGGCGAATATACAGAGATTGGCGAAACACGTTAATTTCAGTGATGCAGCGTTTGGCAGTGATATTACGGGGCCGGCGATGCGTTACAAGCTATTTCACCTGGAAACGAAATCTAAAACATTCGAGCGTAAGCACAACGCCGCTCTTATGCACATGTACAGAGGGTTAGGCAATGCGTGGGAAAAACGAGGCATTCCGTTTGATTGGACGAAATTAAACGCTGAATATACACGTAATATTCCGGTGAATGTTGTGGATGAGGCGCAAGCTGCAACATCCTTAATGACCGTAACATCCCTAAGAACAGCATTGAGCAAAATATCCGGCGTTGATCCCGATGAGGAAATTGAGCGCATTATGCAAGAGCGGGAAGAATTAGGATTAAACTTAGACGATGTGGAAGATGATGAGGACGATAACCAGGGTGATGAGTAATGACGTTCAAAAAGTTATTAGAGTGGATCACCAAACAAATAGAGAAGGTCACGAAACGTAGTGAAAAAAGGATATTAAAGCGGTACAAGCAAACACTTACGGAAATGGAAACGGCGTTAGGAAAATACTACCGCCAATTTGAGGATTCTAACGGAAAATTAGATTTACAAACGATGTTGAGGTATGACCGACTCAATAAACTAAAAAAAGAACTTAATAAATTGCTAGTTAAGCAGAGGAAAGACATTGAGAAGGTCATAGAGGACAATGTGAAAGAGAGTTATACAGAGGGGTACTATTTAACCGCATGGGCGTTGGAGCGATTCACACGGGCCAAATTGGATTACAGAACGGTGACACCGGAAACACTTAACGCCATGTTAGAGAATCCAGTTGCAGGTTTAACACTTAACGAACGATTGGAGCGCAACCGATCCGCTATTATATACACGATTCAGCAAGAGATCACGCAAGGCTTACACAATGCGGAAACATTCGGAACGATGGCAAAGCGGTTAAAGCGTTCATTGGAGGGCGATGCGGTTAAGGCGATGCGCATTGCACGAACAGAGGGCCACCGTGTTCAAGAGAAAGCGAAATATGATGCCGTTGTCCACTCCAATAAAAAGGGCGTTATCACGTTGAAAGAGTGGAACACCATGGAGGATAGGCGTGTTAGACGTAGGCCACGGGATAAAGCGAACCACAAGAAATTGAACGAGGTTCAGAAACCGATGGATCAGAATTTCAGCGATGGGTTGAGTAGTGGGCCGGCTCCAGGTGTATTAGTTGGAGCAAATTCAGCCGCATCAAACATAAATTGTCGTTGTTTCCTCACTTACTCCATTCAGCGTGTGGAAAAACCGCAATATGAAGAATTAGAGAACATGGCGTTCGATGAGTGGAAAAAGGAACGATTACGCACAACATAAAGGAATTGCCATTTTTTCCATGAGAGGGTTATAATAGTCTTAGAATATATGAGGGCTAGAGCATATCAAACTACTATTCTATGAGTAGGGGGATGGCGTTAGAACTCAAAGGAGGCAGAAACATGACGATTGAACAATTAAAGCAGAAGTTAGCGGATGGCGAGCTTACACAAGAGCAATACCAAGCCGAATTAAAAAATCTGCTAGAAAATGAGTCAATCACCCAGGAAGAACACGATGCAGCCACTAATTATGATGGTGGTGACGGGGGAGACGGAAACCGAAGCAACCCGGACGAGGGGGGCAATGGCGGTCTAACCCAGGAACAAGTTGAGAAGATGATTCAATCTGCTACGGACAAGATTAGAACCGAAAAGTCGCAAGAATTGAAGGAAAAGCAAAAAGAGATCGATGAGTTGAAGAAAGAAAAAATGACAGAAGAACAACGCGCCGAATATGAGCGTAAGCAATGGGAGCAAGAGAAAGCCGAAAAGGAAAAAGAGTTGCAACAGCGTGAAGTTGCGCTCCATACGGTGGACAAGCTCCAAGAGAAACAAATACCACTTAAATTCAAGGATTTCCTTGCAGGGGAGAGCGTAGAGAAAACGGATGAAAACATTGAGTCCTTCGGAAAGGTATTTCAAGAGGAACTAAGCAAAGCCGTTGACGAACGTTTTAAGCAGCAGGGTGGCGATCCTGGAGCCAATAAGAAAAGGGGCGGAAGCGGTGCGATTGATAACCCGTGGAAATCTGAAACATTTAATCTAACGAAACAAGCACAGATCATGAAAGATGATCCTGACCTTGCCAAACGCTTACAAGCAGAGGCGGGGAAATAGAAATTAGGAGGAATTAACTTATGACGAAAATCGCCGACGTAATTCAGCCGGAAATTTTTAACCCATATGTCATTCAACGTACGATGGAACTTTCAGAACTTTACCAAAGTGGTATTGTGCAATCCGTGGAAAACCTACAATTAGGTGTAGGTAAAGGGAATCGCATGATTAACATGCCATACTGGAATGATCTAACGGGTAATTCAGAGGTATTGAGCGATACAAACGCTCTATCTCCACGTAAAATCACAGCAGGGCAAGACCAAGCGACTCAACTATTCCGTGGTAACGCTTGGACAGCTAACGGTCTAGCCGCTACATTGTCCGGTGATGATCCAATGGGTGCAATCGGGAACCTAGTAGCAGGTTATTGGAAACGTGACATGCAAACAACGCTTGTGTCAGTCCTTAAAGGTGTATTTAATGGACCACTTGCAACATCACACGTTAACAATATTGCAGCAGAGGCGAGCGGTAGTGTTACAGAGAACACGAAAATCAGCGGGCCTGCTATTGTTGATACAATCAGCAAGTTAGGCGATGCACACGATGTATTAACTGGAATGGTTATGCACAGTGTTGTGTACTTCAACCTAGTTAAGCAAGATTTAATCCAATATGTGAAGGATTCTACTGGAACAGTGGACATCCCAACATATTTAGGTAAGCGTGTCATTGTTGATGATGGTGTACCAACGCCGGCGGGTACAGATGGTACAAGCCCATCACAGAAATATGTAACATACCTATTCGGTAACAGCGCGGTTGGTTATGCAGAAGGTACGCCAACAACGCCAACTGAAACAGACCGTGACAGCCTTATTGATGATGATATTCTTATCAACCGTAAGCACTTTGTACTTCACCCACGTGGCGTGAAATTCACAGATACCACGGTTGCAGGTGTATCTCCTTCTAACGCAGAGTTAGAGAACACAAACAACTGGAGTAAGGTCTTTGAAGATAAGGCAGTCCGCATGGTAGCCCTTATCACGAATGGATAAATAAAAGGGAAGGGAATAGGCGCTTTATTCGTTTATTCCCTTTATTTTTAGAAGAAGGAGGGGTTTTATGAGCGCAACAGCTTTTCAGCGTCGCAGGCGAGAACAAGAGGCGAAAAAGGCCCAGGAGGTTGAGGACCATAACCAAAATGATGAGCAAGTTGATGAGCCGGTTGAGCAAGTTAGCGAGCAAAACGATGAGGTTAGTGTGGATCAAGCGAAAGATGAGCAAACCGCCGCCGATGGGTTAGACAATGCAACCATTGACAAGATGGACAAAGATGAGCTACATGCAGCATTGAAAGAACGTGGTATCAATAAGCCACCGAACACTGGTGAGCCTAAATTGAGAGAGGCGTTAAAAGATGCAATTAAGTGACGTTGATCTATTGTTGGGAACTTCTTATGTGGGTTCGAGTGATGAGCCGATGTATGAGGCGCAGCTTGAAGCGGCGAAAAGCCAAGCGAAAGAGTATTGCAACAATGACTTTCTAGTTGAGCAGGAGGATGGCACGTATATTGAGGAATACCCAAAAAGCGTACAGATGGGCGTTTCTATGATGGTTAAATCCATGAGCGAGGATCAAAACGTTGCGTCCGAGTCACTGGAAGGTATGTCACAATCATTCTTTGAGAATGGCACATTTAAAAGCGCTCTAGTCTACTTCAAACCATTCCGCAAAGTTGGGTTTAAGTAATGGGAACTACCGTAAGAAACACGAATAACATCCCACGATTAAGGCGAGCGTTGAACGAATTAGGCAAGAAAACGATTAAGGTAGGCGTATTTGGATCAGACAACTACCAATACGGAAACGATGCCGATTTAGTCACCATCGCCAGGGTGCATGAGTTTGGAATGACCATTAAACCCGTAGAGGCGCAATGGCTCACTATACCGCTCATACCTGCTGCAAAGGGAAAACGTGCCGGGGATTTTGACTTGTTTTTCTATCAACCCGATGGAGCGGACTATGCGTTACTTGCCAGGGAACGGGGAGAGGACGACATTGAAAACGTCTTTTTGCTCCTTAAATCCGTTGAGATTCCCGAACGTTCTTTCATTCGTTCCGGTTTTGACCAAAACGTGGATGAGATAACAGACAAGATTGAAAGTATGCTTAATGATGTGATTGCATTACGCGTTGATCCGGACACATTCGCCGATGAAATAGGGCGTGAGTTTGCAGGATTAATCCAAAAGCATACAAAACGCTTGTCTAACCCGCCAAACTCTAGCATCACAAGCAATGTGAAACAGTCAAGTAATCCACTTTCCGACACGGGCAATTTGATCCGTAGCATACGGCATGAAGTGGAGTGAGTATATGCCAAAACAATTAAAATTTAAACACTTAATTTTAAAACATGCAGTACCGTTCACCGTTGTTATAAAAACAGAAGGGTACTACAACGAAAAAGGGAAGTGGGTTCCAGGTACAACCACAAATGAACAACGTGAGGGCGCTATCTTACCTTTATCGAAAGATGATCTGAAACACGTTGAGAACGGAACCTATACCACTAAGGATAGAAAGGTTTATACGCTTTCCCCGCTTAGTGTGGGCGATGAAATCACCTATGAGGGGCAAACGTACACGATAGATCAAAATAAGCCTTACAACGCTTATACAGACGTTTATATCTATTTCGCTAAGGGGGCGAGCGCATGAACATCCAACAGTTGAAAAATGCGTTGATCCCGGAGCTTAATAACAAAGTAAACGGATTGATTATTGAAGCAAACCAAACGGGGGATAAACCCGACACGCCACATGCGACTTTCAATATCACCACACCGTATGTGAAAGGAGCAGGGCGAGCAGATGAACGGGGCGTTAGTGGCTCAACATATCAGTTGGAGCGCATAGAAACGTACCAAGTCACAATCTCATTCACCGCTTATGCCATGGATGAGGGAGATTCCCTTAACTTAGCACAAGAATTGCATGATTGGTTTCAATTTGATGGCTATGATTTTTTGAACAATAACAATATCGTAGTAGTGAACAAAGACAACATTCAAAACCGCGATGCTTTCCTAGTGAACGATTATGAGCGTCGCAATGGATTTGATGTTATATTGAGGATAACGAGAACCTTGACAAAAGATAGTGAGTTTATCGAAAACGTCGAGGGGATCACCGAATAAAGGAGGAAAATAAATGAGTAACCGTTATGTTGACGTTACGATTACGAACCAAACGAAAGCGGTAAGCCGTGCGGGTTTTGGAATGCCACTCATTTTAGACACAAGCGCGGATTCAAGCTATAAAGAATATGGCGATTTGTCCACATTAGCGCAGGATTTTGCAAGCGGAACCGCCGTGCATGACATTGCAACCGCTATTTTCGGACAATCCCCGCAGGTTGAGAAAGTGGCGGTATATGGTACAGCATTTGCAAGCGGAACCGATCCCGTTAGTGATTTAACCGCAGCACTAGACACGTTGGTTATTGACCATGATGAATGGTATTTCCTTGTTTCCGTTGAGCAAGGTGATGCAGAAATCCAAGAGCTTGCCGGATGGGTTGATGCGAATGAGAAACTTTATGGATTTAGCACAACTAACAACGCTCTTTCCGTACCGAATAAGCGAGCATTCGGGATTGTACACCCAAATGCCGGTACAGAGTACCCAGGTGAGGCGTGGATTGGACGTTGTGCCGCTCTTGATCCAGGCTCTATCACATGGCAATTCAAAACGCTTAGCGGTATCACGAACGCCGGTTATACAGCGGGAGAAATTGATACCATCCACGGCAACAATCTAAACACGTACACGAAAGAAGGTGGCGTTTTAATTACGTCCAACGCCGTTACGGGTGATGGTAGCTTTATTGATATTATCCGAGGGCAGGATTACATTAAATCACGCATGACCGAAAATGTATTTGGATTGTTAGCGCGTTCCAACAAAGTGCCTTTTACAGATGGTGGCATTGCACAAGTTGTAACGGAAGTGGAGAAAACACTTAAAGACGCCGTGAACAACGGAATTATTGCATTGGATGCAGATGGACAACCTCTATTTTCCGTAAGTGCTCCAAGTGCATCCGAGGTAAGCACAAATGACAAAGCGAACCGCCTATTGCCTAACGTTGAATGGAGCGCAACGCTTGCCGGTGCTATTCATGACGTTGAAATCAGTGGCGCTCTAAGCGTCTAATAAAGGGGAGGGTATATTATGAATAACTACGACTCTAAAAAGGTTAGTTTAATTATTGATGGTACATTTATCACCGGATTCCATGACGGTACATTTATTACAGCCAAAAAGAACAATGACAACTTCATGGAACATGTTGGAGCCAAAGGGGATGTAACATTATCCGAGAATGCCGATGGCAGCGGGACAATCACATTCACATTGAAACAAAACTCAACGTCCTTGTCGTTTATTCAGCGCTTATCTAAGCAGAAGCGTGCTTATTCAGCGCAAGTGATTGATGCAAACGATGGATCATTTAAAGCGGGTGGAAATGAAGCGCGCATCCGTCGTACACCAGGGCGAGAATTTGGTTCAGAGGTTGCAGGTGTTGAGGTTCAAGTTTATGTCGCGGATTACGATGCTAAGTCCGCATAAATCTATTATTCTTTAAATCTGAAAGGGGTAAAATGATATGGCAGTTGAAAAGACGAAAGAGTTTACAAGTAAGCAGGGAAATACGTACACATTCCAAAAGGTTGATCCGGTTCCGTGGATGGATATTATGGACTCAATGGAGGCTAACAAAGAGCAACCACGTCGCACGTTATATCCGAAAGTTATGGAGAACATTGTTGTTCAGCCACAGATGAAATTAGAGGAATTTGAGGATTATGCTGAAATGGAGGAAGTCATAACGGCGGCTCTCCGATTTCAACAAGGAAAATAGACAATTGGTGGCGCTCACAAGCATATATGATGTTGGTGAGCGCCATATTTCTAATGCGCACCGTTTTTGGTGGGCCTACCGCATAGCGAATGAATGGCATCTTGATCCGAGAGAGGTTAAACGGTGGAACGCCGATGAAGTGTTGGAGGCGTTAGCTGCCATCGGACTAGCCGAACAAGAGATCAAGAAAAATCAACCTTCCACAAAGGGGGGATAGTTTGGACACATTACGCGAGTTAACCGTTGGCATAGATTTTGATGAGTTTAATTTAAAAAAGCTCTTAGAAATCGACAATGCCATGGATGAAATAGAGGACGGTTTTAGCGAGTTAGACCGAAACACAAAGGACGCAAGCAAAGATATGCAAGCGTTTGGCGATAGCGCCGATAGTGCATTGAGCCAGGTTCGTAATGAAACTCATTTAGCGAGTGGTGCTATGGATGAATTTGGCGACGAAACCCGTTCAAGCGGACGCCAAGCGAGTGACGCTATTGATGATGTAAATGATGAGGTTAACCAATTAACGGGGTCGATGTTGCTTTTAAACATGATTTCTCGAAACTCATTTAATAACATGAACGATGGTTTTAATTATATGAACAGAGGTATTTTGGATGTTCGTACAAAAATATCTCTATTAGGTCCGGCGTTGGTAGTTGCATTAAGTGCGGGAGTAGCCGCCACAGGACCATTGATTGCAGCACTAGGGGCCATAGCCTCATCTATGACCGTAGCCGGAATAGCATCCGCCGGATTTGGAGCGGTAGCCGTCGGGGCATTAACGGACATATTTGAGGCGTCAGAGGAAGTTGAGAAAGCGCAAGAGAAAATCGCAACATCCGATACATGGGAAGAAGAAAAGAAAGCACGGCAAGAGCTTGCCAAAGTGTACGACGGTTTGAGCGATTCCCAAAGAGGCGCTTTAAATGAATTGCAAGCCTTTAAATCCTTTTGGGGCGACTTTGTTAAAGAGTTTGAGGAACCAGTGTTTGATCTGTTTTCCTCATCCTTAGAGTTTTTACAAGGATTGCTCAAACGCATGGCTCCCACTATCGAAGTTGTGGCGGGTGTATTCAATGATCTAATGGACGAGTTAAACACCGATTTACGCTATGATGATGATTGGCGCGACTTTTTTGAATGGCTAGAGGATAACGCTGCCCGATCCTTGAAAAACTTTGCTGAAACCGCAGGGAATTTTATAGGTGGGTTTATCAACCTACTCCAAGGGTTCACACCAATATCAGACGATGTTGAGGGCGGATTGTTGGATATGTCCGAGCGGTTCAAGGATTGGAGTAATACCTTAGATACAAACAAAGGATTCCAAAACTTTATTGAATACGCTAAAGAAAACGGTCCGCTTGTCCTTGATACATTCGGGGAGTTAGTGGAAACCGGCAAGAACATTGTAGAGGAATTAGCACCGATTGGAACGAAAGTGTTAGAGGGTGTTAAAAACTTTGCAGGAGCCGTAAATGATAATTGGCCTGCCGTCCGAGAAACCGTTGTAGGTTTAACGACCGCAGTTGGATCATTTGTCGCCATCATGGGGGCGCTGAAGGTTATTAGTTTCATAAACGCCTTGTTAGGCGCTTATCGAGCCGGAACCGTAGCCGCGATGATTGCGCAATGGGGATTCAACGCCGCGTTATGGGCGAACCCTATAACGTGGATTGTAGCGGGTATAGCCGCACTCATTGGTGTTGTTGTACTTCTTATTCGGAATTGGGATTTGGTTAAGGAGAAAACCGTACAATTTTGGAATGTGTTGTATGATAACCCGATTCTAGGGTTGTTGGGTGGACCAATCGGGATGCTAATATCAGCGGGCATAATGATATATAAAAATTGGGATTTAATCAAAGACAAAACGTTAGAGTTATGGCACACACTCCAGGATGCTTGGAACAACGTTTGGGATAAAACGCAATCGGTATGGTACAACGTTGAGAAATTCGTCGTTAAGGGTGTAAATTCCGTTATAGGAAGCATCAATGACCTAATCGGAACCATCAACAAAATCCCAGGCGTTAACGTGCCGATTATACCGAAAATACAGCAACCGGAAATCCCGGAAGTTGTCGCACAAGATACCGGACTATCACCAATGGCTTACAGAGGCGTGGACGGATCACATGCGAGCGGTTTATATGAGGTTCCACATGATGATTATGTCGCTAACCTCCACCGCGGTGAATCGGTATTGACCGCTAACCAATCCCAAGCATTAAAAGCAACCGGTATTTTAAGCAAGAAAGGTGAGCGTCCACAAACGAACATTTCAAGAGGGAATAACAATACGACCAACCAATACACCTATGCGCCTCAAAACACCTATTACATTGACGGTGGAGGCGATCCGCAAGAAACGTATAGACAAGCACGACAAGCGGCAAGAGATGAGCAAGATAAGTTTTGGCGTCATATGAACGCTAAAGAGGCATAAGGAGGGGGTTCCATGCCACAATTAGGTGATGTGTATATCAATAATGTGTACGATGAAAAGCCTCAAAGGTCCGTCAAAACGACGGACCACCCTATTGAGGGTGGCGATAATATAACAGACCATACCGAACGAGAACCGGACAGCATGAGTATTTCGGGTGTTGTGGTAGGTCTTAGCGCTGCCAACCGCCTCAATAGATTAGATCAATATATGAAAAACAGCGAGTTATTAACGTATGTGTACCGAAACCTAAAGAAGAATGTGATTATCAAGAGTTTCGAGAGCACACACGATGCAGAGGTTGCTAACGGTTTTAAATTCAGCATGACATTAAAAGAGATTCGTGTTGCCAAACCATCCATTGTAAAATCACTGGACAAGGACAAGCGCACCCAAGCAGCTGAATTAGAAAACAAAGGGCAACAACAAGCCACTGGAGGAAGTACAAAAGTCTATATAGTGAAATCCGGCGATACATTGAGCGGAATTGGTTCAAAATTCGGGGTTAACTACACAAAAATCCATGACCGCAACCGTGGTACTATCGGAAGTGATCCAAGCGCTATTTATCCAGGGCAAAAACTCATCATCCCGGTTAGTGGTTCAACCTCATCAAGTGGGGGCGGATCACAAGCGCAAAGCATAACCGGTGATACCATCACACCAAACAACGACACGGCGGTGATGCAATGATCTTAAATATTGATAAAAGCGCCATCCCTTATTACTTTGATGTGGATTTAGGTGGAGAAACCTATACAATGGCGATTCACTATAATAGCCGTTTCGACTATTTCACAGCCGGATTACAGAAGGATGGAGAGGTAATCATTGCAGAGGATAAAATCATCTATGGTAGACCCCTATTTTCCGTTATTGAGGATGATGAGCGATTGCCAAACGTCACGATTATTCCAATGGATCAAGGTGGCGGGCAAGTGGACCGCATAACTTACGAAAATTTCAATGAGACGGTGTTCTTATGGGTAGGTGAAATAGATGGCTGAATTATTCGGGCGTAAGATTGAATTGATAACCGGTACTAAGAGTTTCACGAATGAGGATTTCACCATTTATTTTGATGTTCCTTTCTCCGATTCAGAGGATGCCAATATTGCAGAAATCGAGATTTACAACTTAAAAGATTCGACGATAAACGAGATCAAGAAAGGCTCCAATGTTATCCTCAACGCCGGTTATGAGGGCGATGTTGGGGCCGTTTTATTAGGAGAAGTCAAAAATAGTTTTGCTGAATGGGATAGCGTTGACAAAATAACCACGATTGATGTGTTAGACGGCGGTGGGAAATGGTTGAGTACACCGATCAAGCGCACATATAAACCCGGCATCACCGCTAAGCAGGTATTAAATGATCTATTGAGCGTTACGGGGTTGGAAATCGGTGCTTTTTCATTGCCAAACAACAAGGTTTATCCAGGTGGCAAAACCGTTGATGATAAATTATCCCGTGCGATAGCGTACATTGCTAGAGATTGCGGAGCTAAAACGCACACAAACCGTGGGAAAATCTTTATACGTCCAAAAAGTGAAGGGGATTCCATCGGGTTTGTATTAAATAGCGAACGTGGTTTAATCGCATCCCCAACTCCTACCGAAAAGGAAGTTGATGGGGAAACGGTGAAAGGGTGGGAAGTGAAATCATTATTGAACCACCGCATTACTACCGATTCCGTTTTAATCATCGAGTCCAAAACAGCAAACGGGCAATTCCGAGTAGAGAGTGGAGCGCATAAACACGATGGAAGTGATTTCTATACAGAAATGGTGGTGTATCCATTATGACGAAAGAGGGCGAAACGTATTTTGACCGCATGAAGCGTAATTTGATTGCGAATTTAAACACATGCGCTATCGGTAAAATAGAGGCGTTTGACGGCGAAAAAATGCAGGCGAGTGTTATAGTATTCCCTGATGAGGATTTGGTTCAGAATGCGCCCGTTATGGCGATACAAACAAGTGATTTTTATATCAGAGTGCCATACCAAAAAGGGGATATGGTTTTAGTTGCTTTTGCGCAGCGTGACATTGATCCCGTTTTATATGGAGGTAACGAACCATCCGAGCGCATGTTATCGAAAGATGATGCGGTTGTTATCGGTGGTATTAATCTATTCACACAATCCCTGCCATCACAAGACGCTAATAAATTGGTATTAGGGCAAAAAGATGGCGATGCAAAGATCACGATGGGAAATGGTGATATTGATATAAACGCCAATAATATAACGCTCACTGGAAGCAACAGCGTAACCGCAAACGGCGAGGACTTAACAACCGATAACGTATAGGAGGGTTGAGGATGAAGTCATTTTATTTAAACCCGGAAACAAATGATATAGAGTTAGACGGATCAAATGAGATCAAAATGGTGGATGGTGATGATGAGCTCGTTCAATCGGTTCGTCTTATCATCACAACCAATTTAGGGGAATGGTTCTTAAATCCCGAATATGGTTTTGACCGTTTCGCCGTGTTAGGTAAAGGCGTTGAGCATGATATTATTGTAGATTCGCTTTACCAGGCGATATTACAAGAGAAGCGCGTTCAAAGGGTGGAAAATGTTACAATAGACGTAGATAATAAGAATCGTAAACTATTAATCGAGTTTACATTCACCAAAAAAGACGGTGAAACCGTAGAGGGGAGTGTGAATGTATGACGTTAACCGCACAAGGATTTCAAAGAAAGCGATACACCGATTTTGTAGAAGAAATGGAACAGCAAGCGCGGGAATTGTTTGGCGCCGATGTGAATTTATCTGAAAGCTCACCTTTAGGGCGTTGGATTAAGATGATTTCCTATGCGAGAGCAGAAGAAAACGAGAAAACGGAACAAGTATATTTTTCTGCTTATTATGCCACCGCAGAGGGCGTGAACCTGGACCATGTTTGTAAATACATCGGGATTCAGCGTAAGCAAGCCACAAAAGCGAGTGCCACAGATGCGATTGAGGCAACCGTTGATAGTGGCTCATCCCTTTCGAGCGGATTAGTCCTTGCAACCACGGGAGGCGTTGAGTTTGTGACCACCGAAAGCGTGACGGATGATGATAACGATGGTTTTGTTCTAATCGACGTCGAGGCATCCGAGGCAGGCGTTGAGGGGAATGTGCCAACGGGAACCATAACCGAAATCAATACGCCAGTAGCAAACCTCCAAAGTGTAACCAACGTTAAAGAAATAACTGGAGGAACCAAACGGGAGACCGATGCCGAATTGCGTAGCCGTTACGAACAATCCGTCGCCAAAGGTGGAGCCTCCACATTAGACGGGATCAGAGCCACACTATTGAATGAAGTGGATGGCGTTCGTGCTGCCGTTGTCGTAGAAAACAACACCGATACAACGGATGCAGATGGCAGGCCACCCCACAGCTTTGAAAGTGTTGTGTTAGGTGGACAAGCTACCGACATAGGGAACGCCATTCTAAAATCAAAACCCGCCGGCATTCAAGCCTATGGAGGGCAAACCGTAAGCGTGGACGATTCAAGCGGAAATGCTCAATCTATCGGTTACAGTACGGCAACGGTTATCGATCTGTATGTTGATGTAACACTTACAACAAACTCATCTTTCCCTTCTAATGGCGCTGATTTAGTGGAGTTAGAAATCATCAAATACATTGGCGGGAATGATGCCGATGGAAACACTTATAACGGTTTAGGGATGGGCGACAATGTGGTTACATTCCAACTAGAACGAGCGATTGGCTTGAATGTTGAGGGCATTGACGATTTAACCGTTACAACGTCAACAGATGGAACGAATTACGATGAAACCAACAAGATCATCCAAACAACAGAGGTAGCGGAAACGGATAACAACAAGGTTGTGGTTACTGTATGACCGACGTATTAGAAAAGTTTATTGACCGCCTAACGGATAACTTTAATTCCGAAAGTGGTAGCAACAACCGCAAATTATTAGATTTAACCGCTCATCACATCCAAGAAAATGAGGACTTGTTAGGGAAAATCGAGAATTGGCGTGATATTGACCAGGCGCAGGGCGTGACATTGGACCGCATAGGTGGAAATGTTCAGCAAGCAAGAGGACAAGCGGACGACAATGTTTATCGAGTATTGATTAAATCCAAAATCAAGCGAAACCTTTCAAACGGATCAATTAACACGCTCATTGATTTTTTAAGTTTCATTTTGCAGATCAATGCCAACGAAATAACCATTGATGAATTGTATAGCGTTGGTAGACCGGGTGTTTTGCACATTGATGCGCCCGCCAACGCCGTACAATCAACGGGTTTGAGCCTCACGCAATTCGGGCGACTCATTAACTTAGTTGTTGCAGCAGGTGTGAAAGCCGAGGTTTTATTCGAGGGTACGTTTGAATTTGGAGCGAGTGAGGGCGAAATGGATGTGGATGCCGGATTTGCAGATGATGAACAAACCCAAGGCGGAGAGCTAGGCTATATTTATGATCCGGTAGATGATGAACAGTTACCAATATAGGAGGGATATAGATGCCATTTATTGAAACATTGCCCGAATGGAATAACACCGGTGTTGAGCCAACCCAAACCAAGAAAGATAATGGATGGGCGGTTGGAGAGAAACCACCGGCAAGCGCATTTAATTGGTTGCAGTACACGGCGTTTCAATCATTACAAGAATTGCAACAATATGCGGTACACAATGAGGATTTTGGCGACATTAGCAATCTCACAACCACAGATAAAACGAATATGGTTAATGCGGTGAATGAAGTAAACGCACAATTAACAGAAGCAACCCTAACCCAAACCCTAACCGAACCGATCAACGTATTAGATTCCGATAGAGTAACGGACTTAATCCTAAAAGCGTTTACGGGTCAAACCAACGTCAACCACGTACCGTTATTTGATAGCGGATTGTGGTTGTTACATGCGAATGTAACGGTGGACAGTCCGAGTAAGATTACGTTGAATGCGAGTGGTACTTGGGAAAGCAGTAGTATAAGAATCAAAGCAAAACCAAATACAACATACACTTTTTCTTTGGATCATAACTCGATTTTCTACTACCGAGAATACGATTCCAGCGGTACTCAAGTTTTCGAATCGGCAACAACTGGGTCTCAAGAAGCAACTTTTACGACTCAATCGACAACAGAAGAAATTGGTTTGTTTTTATCTAATAATTCAACAGGCACTTACACATTCGAAAACGTCATGCTCAACGAAGGCTCAACCGCCCAAGCCTTCACGAAAAATGTACGACCAATTAAAAATCCCGTTTTATTCTCGAAGGGGAAAAACCTTTTCGATATTCATAGCGTAGATTTACACGCTAATGCGGAATTGACGGATAGTCGGACTATTACGCATGACAACACAAGTGGGTCATCTGAATATAGCGAAACTTTTATTTCAGTAAAACCTAATACCAATTACACTATAAGTCCAAACGGTTTAGGAGATAACAACTTCATTCAATTTGTCGGCTTTGAAGAAGATAAGAACACAACAACGGGATTGCAATTCTCTAGGTATGATGATGTAGACCATACGTTCACAACCGACTCTACAACCAAAGCATTAAGAGTTAGATTTTTCACAGATATTGTTGGAACATTCACATTCTCCGACATTATGCTCGTCGTAGGAGATAGCACACAGTTACCGAGTGAATATGTCGCTTATAATCCGAGTTATCTCGTCTTAAAATCATCATTTTATGCAGGTGACCAACCGTATCAAGACCCGAACGGAAATTGGCGTAAACTAGCCGAAAAGAAAGAAATGGCGTTAGATGGTTCGTTAGGGTGGATTTCAAGCACGGATTATACGGGTTATAAAAGAGTCGAAGTGCCTATTAGCAATTTTATTGCTTTATCGGAGAAAGTCGTTAAACATGACGGAAGCATAATTCAATCTCAAGATAGCGGTGGGTTTACACAGTCCGACCAATCCTATTTAGGTAGCGGAAGTCTTTATCTATCCCTCTCCGACTCCGACACGGGATTCACGGAAAGTATGTCACCAACTAGCGACCAAATAAGCGCAATCTTTAACGGGTGGATATACACGGGAGATGGCACGACTCACTCATGGGAAAACTATTACGATTCAGCCGACACGACAACGGATGTAAACGTATGCCTATCCCGTAACACGCACGAAGAAAACGGAGAAGAAGGCTACCGTTTAGTTTACGAACTTGATACGAAAGAAGACGTTGCTATCGAATCGGAAGGTAGCCTACAACTTCACGAAGGCTTGAACCAAGTCGAAATGGCAGAATCGTTGGTTGTGCGTGAAGAAAATTCACCTAAATCTTTTGAGGATGAGTATTTCATAAACAATAATAATCTCAACTCGTCATTAAGTCGTAAATCCCTTGACATTAGAGCAATTTATAAAAATGGAGAGTTAGATGAAAAGTGGCGAATTGAGAAACATGCTAACGCATACGGTGATGAACTAGCAAGGATAAATAATGTTGATTACGACCCAACCGCCCAATACACCGTCAGCTATCTAGCCTTACGCTATCAACTATCCGCACCGATTGATAACGTCGATGTACAGTTTAATAAGTCGATGATTAGCGTTCAGCAAGGGTTGGTGAATCAGACAACGGATAACACGAATAAATTATCGGTTTTATCGAGTCAGAAAGCCGATAAGCACCAAGAACAATGGAAAGAGCCTACGTTGTTGAATGGGGCTACTCAGCAAGGAACGCTAAAAGTTGGCTATATGAAGGACGATTTCAATTCTGTTCGTCTGAGGGGCGCAGTTAACAGTATATCTGTGGATTCAGTAGTGTTCATCTTGCCGAAAGGTTATAGACCACTCACAGACGAAACGCATGTAACAGCAGGGTACGATACTTCATGGGATTACTGTATATTTACAATTTCAGCAAACGGAGAAGTAAAAGTCAGGGATGCAGCGAATACATGGGTAGGATTAGACGGAATATCTTTCCAAGCCGAACAATAAAGGAGGGTTAACGAATGGAACGTAAATATATCCGCATAGATGAAAACGGGAATTTTGTAGCCGACGAATGGCACATGCAAAAACCCGATGATGAAAACGTGATTGAAACGTTACCACCGCAAGGCTTATTTCAGCCGAAATGGGACGGTGTGAAATGGGTTGAAGGAAAATTGGATAGTGAACGACTAGCCGATGTGAAGCAGGCGAAGAAAAACGAATTATTCCAGGCTTGCGAAAGTGAGATTAATAGCGGGTTTCTCTCGTCGATTCAAGGCACAGACGGAAACAACATTGAGTTTTTCTACGATGAAAAGGCACAATCTAAGCTAAACAGCCAAACAAACAAGGTCAACATCTATATGAATCAGCTTAGCTTAGGGAAGATAACGCAAACCGAGTATGACGCAAAATTCCCTATCTCATGGCGGTCTAAGTCACATGGGTGGATACAGTTAAGTGAAACGGATTATCTCACACTTACAGACGATGCCGAAATACACGAACGAAACAATCTGCAAAAGCGTTCACAGTTAGAGGGGCAAGTTGATGCAGTAACCACGATTGATGAAGTCAACGCAATTGTGTGGGCGTAATGAAACGGTATCTATGGAATCTCTTAATCTCTTTGGATCAGTTAGCTAATACGATTCTAGGAGGCTATCCGGATGAAACCATCTCTAGCCGAATGGGAAAAAGGTTAGCCAAAAAGAATTGTCCGTTATGCACGTGGTTATGTAGAGTGTTAGATTATCTCGATGAAAACCATTGTGAGGACTCAATTGAGCGTGATGAGGGATTGCCATACGAATAACACCATGAGCCGGGGCATAAATTATATGCTCCGGTTTTGTTTATATGCGCTTAGATTTCCTTTATAATGGAAATAGTTTCATAGGGGGAGGTATTACATGGTTCAAGAACACAAAGGAGGTTATGAGCATGAAGATGGGTTTGTTTATCAGATCATCCAGGGGCAATCAAGAATCGAAGCAAAGGTTGATGCGTTAGGCGATGTGCGAGATATAGCATTGCGAGCAGAGGAAAGCGCAAAGAGCGCACACAACCGTTTGGATGGTCACGACAAGCAGATACAAGACATTAAAGCCATAGTTTCTGATACAGCTAAGAACGTTGCCACAATGACGGCGAACAGCGAGAGTGAAGATAAGAGTATGAGAGAACGAATGGACAAGCAGGACAAAAACGTGAATGAACGTGTTGGGAAAATCGAAAAAGCCAATTCGGACAATAGCAAGATCATTAAAACGGCAGCAGCCACATTGATTGTTTATATTCTATTTGAGTTATTTAAAGGAGGGTTTATGTAATGCCACGTTGTGTGATAAATGCAGGCCACGGAAACAATACCTTTGATGAACATGGAGCCAAAGGGTTGTACTACCAAGAGGATGGACAGACAAAGAAATTTGAAGAACACGATGATTTCAATGCTCACATTGCTCAAATAGTCGCCAGACGATTAAAAGAGCATGGCATTGAGGTATTGATGCCACAAACGCCGTGGGGGAAAGACGTACCACTCCAAACACGCACGAAAGAGGCAAATGAGTGGGGCGCTGATGTTTATTGGTCCATCCACGCTAACTATAACAGTGATCCGAATGCAAGCGGAGCATGTGGTTGGTCGTGGTATAGCGCAGAAGATAGTAAAAACCTATCCCAAGCATGGGCGCAGAACATGAAAAGAGCCGGTTATAATTTGCATGGCAGTGGGTTGCACCTTGCCGATACAAACCCGGACACATGGGAACCTGCATTGTGGGAGCTTTATAAAACCAATATGACAGCCGTTATTGCAGAGCATGGCTTTTTCGGAAACCCAGAAGAACGACAAGAGCTATTAAGCGATGCACACCGCCATAAAATGGCAGAGGTGAGCGTTAAAACGCTAGTGGAGCATTTTGGTATGGAGTATAAACCGAATGAAGCCAAAGCACCCGAACAAGAGGCGGACGAGCCAAAGAGCGATTATGTAGGGCATTGGGCCGAAACATCCATTAAAAAAGCTATGGATAAAGGTATTATCAACGGTCACAGCGATGGCACATTCAGACCGGATCAACCCGTAACACGGGCGCAATTATCGGTTATTTTGGATAGGTTAGGGCATTTAGACTAAGAGGGGAGTGGGAATATGCCTAAACGTTTTAAAAACTACGGTTTATGGGTGGCTATTGGTTCGTTAGTTGTCATGGTGGCAAATGACGCTTTTAATGTAGCTCCACCGGATGTAGAAAAGTATGTTGACGTTGGACTAACGATTGGTATTGCAGCAGGGGTTATCAACAACCCATCTAAAGGAAAAGGTTTCAAAGATCAATAGCATTATCGCCGGGTGTGAAAAATAACCCGGTTTTTTATTGCTTATCTATATACATTATTGTACATTGATGTTAATATGGTACATAAGGAGGTTGGACATATGAGAACACCGCAGAATGAATCGAAACGAATTATAGTTGATGATCTTAGCACGAAACGGAAATTGATTGAAATGGCAAACAAAGATGGGAGGACTATAAAGGAAACATTGAAAAGGGTGATAAATCAAGTATATAAGGAGGAATATGAAAATGAAGGATAAAACCAAAATCTATGTAATAACAGTAGCAGTAACACTATTCTCGATGTACGCCTTTTGGACAGCATGAAAATTAAAATACGGTATTGGCAGGAGCTAACGGCAGCAGTAAAAAACGGAATATTGCGGATTATGGTTAGGTATAATTATGTGCGGTACATTGCATAAGGGGTGGCATGAATGGAAGAAAGGTTGAAGAAATTATTTAAAGAGGAACGTGAAAAAATTGGCGATTTCCCTAGCCCGGATGCTGATTTTATAGCATATGAAAGAGCTTTAAAAAGATTGGAAGAAGAAAACGAACCTTATGATGAATAGCAAAAAACACACGATCCAAAGGCGATGTGGACCGTGTGCCAGGGGTAAAATGCCGAACAAAGGCGAAAATATCCGGCTCACTCCATTATATCTTGAGTGCGCTTGGAAAACAAATGGAGGGTAACGATGGAAATTAAATTCAGAGGTAAACGCATAGATAATGGCGAGTGGATAGAGGGTTATTATGGGAAGTTACTTGATCCAAACGGTAACGGAGAACAAGAAAAACATTTTATCATGCAACAAACCATCAATTTTAACCCGAAAACAAGCGTTTATTTCACGGATTATGAAGTTGAAGCGGAAACAGTTGGGCAATTCACAAGTTTGGACGATATGAATTATAATGATCTTTATTTTGGCGACATTGTTCAAATTTATTATGGAAAACGACACGATTTAACCAAAACGATTAAAAATATAAATGATCTTTTTTATCTAAAATTGTGCATAGAAGAACATGGGGCGAATTTCATAATTATAGGTGATGAGCATAGAAATCCAGAGCTATTGGAGGATACCCATGATTAAAGGATTACGCAAACTCACAGACTATGCAGGGCAGAAAATCCGTTTGCACATTCGTTACAAGGACGATGATGGCAATAAGCAGGTAAGCAAAAACGCATTCAATTTCACGGTCACAGAGGCAACAGCCGACTGGATCAACGGTTATGATGATGAGGGAAACGAATTGCATGTTGATGATGGCGATATTGCTTTTATTGTTGGATAACAAAGGGAGGTTTTACTATGGGTTTAACATGTTCACATGGAGCGTTTGATGGTGCTTATTCAGCTTTCAATCAGTTTAGACAGTTTATTGCAAAGGCAACCGGTGGGAGCTTTCCGCCACACGAAAACAAGGATTTATCACCAAACCATTGGTATTTCGGGGATGGTTATAACAACGAAACGCACAAAGGTTTATATGAATTTCTAACTCATTCCGATTGTGACGGTGAGATAAGTCCAGAAATATGCGTTGAAGTATATAAGGATTTAGAAGCCTTGATGCCGAATATAGAAAAATTGGCGGAAACCGAACCAATAGGAAGTGGACATTTGGCGAGAGATGGCGGATATGTACAAGTCACCAAAGAATTTATAAAGGGGTGTAAGTTGGCATCTTTATCAAATGAACCATTGGAATTTAGATAGATTCAAACCGGGAAATTAATCCCGGTTCTTTTTTTATGCAATTTTTCAAAGGTGGGCGCATACACTGTATTACACATGTAATAACGAATGGCTCACAAGGCGGTTTGTTATTAACTATGTAATACAAGGGAGGGCGTTTTATATGGATGAGCAACAGGAATTGAGTGTAAATGAGTTAATGACGCTAATAGCTTATATGGAGGATCAAATTGATAAGATTGAGCGAGGCGAGATTGAATGTAGTAACGAAAAGTATGGAGAAATTTTGTTCTTGTATGAAGAATTAAATGAAAAGGTGGAGTTGTAATGAACATGATTGTTGGCATTGATGCAGGCAACCACCAGGTTAAAATTGTAGGTCCATACGGCGAGGCATCTTTTCTATCTAACATTTGCGACTATTACGAGCGACAAGTCACGGAACAAGGCGCAGACGATATGGTTTGGGAGTATGAAGGGCGGAAAGGATTTGCGGGTACATTGGCAGCTAGAGAGGACGAATTTGGCGGTGTTATGTATGGAGATAGCAAAGCGCATGAGGACGCTAAGATTAGAATTTTATTAGGGTTGCACCGGTACTGTAATGATGGGGATAACATTCATTTAGTAACCGGGCAACCCATAACAAAGCACACAGACCAGGAAAAGGCGAAAATTCAATCTATGTTAAAAGGTAGCCATGATATTAAAATCAATGGCATTACGAAAACCTTATTGATTGATGATGTGCGAATTGCGCCAGAAGGATCAGCAGCGTTTTGGATCAATCCAAAACCAGGGAGCGTTAAGATTTTGGATATAGGGAGCGGCACGGTAAACGCTGCATCCATTCGGGGCAAAATACACATCAATAATGAGAGTAACACGTTAGCGTTCGGGATGGAAACGTTAAATAATGCCAACGTTGAGCAAATGGCATTGGGTATTGTTCGCAACCTAACGAAAAAGTGGCCCATGAATGATGTGATCCATATATGTGGCGGTATGGCGGAAGAAATTCAACCACGCATTCAAAGGCATTTTCAACACGCCAAAGTATTGCGCCCGATTTACCGTTACAACGGCGGCGTTAAGCAATTACATCCCGTTTATGCCAACGCATGCGGTTACTACGAGATTGCTAAAGGGATTTATGGGAGATGAGCAATCGCGCCATTAAATCCATTGCATTTAATCAAAGTGATCCGATAGAGAGAGAGTTACTGGAACATGCCGAAAAACATAGTCAATTCAGCGCTTACGTGAAACGTTTGATACAGCGTGATAAAGAGGGAGGCCGAACCACGCCGGAACCTTCCAACATTGCAAACGATAATAACAAAGATGCAATGGAAGGGTTTCTTTAAAAAGTTCGCAAGGTACACGCATATTTGTGGGTGTTCCCACATAAGTTAAGTATCACAACGTGATATTAACTTTTTCCACATCCGCCAGGGTTTAACTCCGGCGGATTTTTTATTTGGATTTGAATTGTACGTGCATACTTAGTAATACCGATCATAGAATACATTAGACAAATGCCTAGGAGGTTTTATACATGAGCAAGAACAAAGTGATTAAATCTGTATCGTTCAATAAGACCAATGAGAAGGATGAGCGTGTTTTAAAGGCGATAAGCCGTAGAAACTTTTCCGGCTATGTAAAAAAGCTCATATTGGCTGATTTGGATGCGAAGGAGAGCAACCAGGACCAACATGAGCGTATTGAAAAGAAAGTTGAAACCACGGCGGAGAAATTAGCACGATTAAAGTCGGGAAACCGCAGCCACAATCAGAAATAGGGTTATACCTAAACAAATGAGAAAATAAGTCACCATTTATCCGACCAACGTATTTACAGCAAGACCGATCCCGTAACCAACAATTAAAGCACCTACAAACATTTCATCACTTCCTTTTAAGTTATTAGTTGTAGTATGACCGAAAGGTGAATGGTTTATACATCAAATGGAGGGGTTAACAATGGCGAAAATGGAAAGTATTAAGTTTGATGATTTTATGGGCGGATCATGGAAGGATCCAAGCACAACAAAGCAATATTTCACGCAATGCGCAATCGTAGCATCTATGGTTATGCCTCAAACCGTTTCGGCAGAGGACGGGGGAGCATTCGATAATTTGCATGACACCATTATGAGTGGATTCGATAAAGGCGTTGTATTAGTGATTATATTTGCGGGCGCGTCATGGGGATTAGGTCACAGATCAAAGGCGATTGAGATTTTATTAGGGATTTGTTGCGGTTACATTTTAGCTCGTAAAGCCGTTGATATTCGGGATATGCTAAAAGCTATATAAGGGGTGAGATGATGGAAATGCGAACAGAGGGCGCAACAATGGTGTTTAAATTATCATCCGGTTTTGGCGATAAAGAACCATTTAGAGATAAGCCACACACGGGTATTGACTTACCTTTTGAGGCAGGCACGGAATTGCGAAGCATATCTGACGGAGTGGTTGAGCGTTTAGTCAATAATGACACATTAGGCAATGGCGTTATCATCAAGCTGCCGGACGGAAATTATGCGATATATGGACATTTGAAAGCGATAGCAAAGGATTTAAAACCAGGCGACAAGGTAAGTTATGGGGATAACATCGGATTAGTGGGAGAAACGGGTCACGCAACCGGGCCACATTTACATTTTGGGTTGCAGAATCCAAGCGGAGAGTTTCTTGATCCAACCCATTTAAAGGATGCGCTAGTAGCAACCGCAGGAGATAAACAAGGGTTAGGCGGATGGTTATTAGATAAATACAACGGCATAAGCGAAAACGTGGTTGAGGCAGAAACAGAATTTATCTTAAAACCGATTGGCGCTTTAATGAAGCATATCAGCGTTGAAGTGTGGGAGTGGTTTGTTATCAACCTCCCGGACATTATGGGATATACCACCATCGCAGCCGGAGCATTCGTGATCCTATCATCTATGGTTGGCAGAGGGAATATGATGAAAACGTTAGGATGGTATGTTGGAGCATTGATTTTATCACTTTGTATTTTATCCACACAATAGGAGTGAGGTCATGATCATTAAAATGAATGGAACAAAAGTTTATGAGGATGAAACCGGGTGCGATTTCGTTTCATATCAAGTCGGTTTCAATTGTTCAGACGTTCCTACTCCCGATTTATCACAACAATTAGATGCAAGTGATTTTAATAATAAATTCGATTTCTTAATGGCGAAGTTAGATCATATGAATTACACATTAATGTCTAAAACAGAATTAACCGATTATCTATATCGTTATTCAAATGGATTCATGTACGAACGATTTAAAAGCGCAAAGGGTGCGCAAAAAGATTTAATTGAAATTTTATTAAGTATAGGTCATTTGTTTTAATTATCCACACAATAGGAGGGATCATGTGGAAAACCTACCCATCAAGTGGCAAGTTGATAATGCGGGGGTTCCTGCCATTTATAACGGTGGCCTCCCCGCAGAGTTGGAAATCAAGGACATTAAAACGCCATGGTTTAACAAGGTGAAAAGCATTAAATGGAGCGACTTTTTTCAACTGGAACATAATAAGATCATCACCTATCGGATCATTCCACATGCGAGAGTAACCAACAATAACCGCAGGCTATGGAAAGCTATTTATAAAATGTTTGAAATGTATGAGCGCCCGAAATCCCGTTTAGAGCGTGACGGTTTTAAATTCACTTATCGAGAAAAAGATTACTTTTGGTATGACGTAGTGTTCCGCCAGGAGAAAGGCGAGCGCAAGATTGAGTTTTATGTTTCGACGAGTGAATATCAAGCACAGAAACTAAAACGAAAATTAGAGAATAAAATGGCGGTTACGATCCAAGAGGATAAATTAGAATCGTTACAAATACCGAAGGAAAACACCATCATCCAGGAAATGAAATACTTAAAGCATGATATGTTCTCGATGAACACAAGCCAAAGTGAAACGAAAACGCCGATAGCATCCATATTGAACACCATAGACGAATTACAGCACGACGGTGATTTTGCCCGGTTATCTATTTGCAATGAGGCAGAGAACCGCCAAAAGTGGATGAAAAACGCACAATGGGCCACGGAAAAGCTCCAAAAGGGTAAAGTACCACAACGCGCTAATGTTAGCTCAAAAAAGATCATGGCAGGGGTTAAAACGGGTGTTACGGGTGTGATAAATGAAATTAATGATTTAGTGACCGATACCTTCCAAGCGTTTTCTAATGTGTTTTTTAAAAGTGACAAGGATTACAAGAAAGAAAAGGTCATTGAAAAAGGTCACGGATTAGAGGATGAGATCAGCGCTACCAAACGTAGCAATGCAAGCCTAGAAAAGATCAATGCGCCCGTCTTTAAATCACGCATACGGGTAGCTGCCCATAGTCAAGATAAACTCACCAGGGAAACCATGAGCGAAACGTTAAGCCTTTCAATGGGTGAGTTAAGCGAAAATAATGAATTACACGGCATTAAAATCCGTGTGGGGAGCAAAAAGTATAAAGAGGTACACCGTGAATTAAATCATATGAGCCTTTCTAAGCGTTCTAAAGTCGATGGCGATATAAACCTCATATCCACAGAAGAAATGAACAAATTGGCGCTACAAATGCCAAATAAAGAGCTACAAATGAGATATGATGATGCGTTAAGTGTCAAAAATCGTGTTGAAGTGGATATACCTAGCGTGTTAATCAATAAAAATAATTTAAAACTAGGGTATGCGGAAAATAAAGACCAGGAGCATTTAGTGGGTTTGCCTGCTCACCAAAAAGATGAGTTTTATTGTGGCTACACCTTCATTGGCAAGCAGGGAGCCGGAAAAGATAACAGCATCCAAAACTTTGTTTGTGAGGGGAATATGAACCACGGCATTTCTTTTGTGATCCCCGACTGGATTTGCCAAGAAGGTCACAAAGGCATGGCGGATGGCATACGTGATCTATTGCCACCCGAAAAGATTATTGATTTAGATTTATCGAATGAGGATTATATTATTCCTATGGATTTAACAGAGGTTATACAAAAGTTAGGCAGAAAAGGAGCATCACGATTCGGTGATGAGATTATGGATTTTATCAACATGGAGGATTTACCGCGCTCTAAACGATATTTAAGAACAGCAGCCAAAGCATCCGGTGGATCACTTTATAATATTAAGCGCATTATTGAGGATGAGGAATTTAGAATTGAACGGATAGAAGAATTGCAGAATGAAGGGAACATGCGCCTAGCCAATGATTTAATTCAATGGGGTGATAATGACGAATTAGGAAATAAAACCGATGCTATTATAAACCGATTGGATGATTTTTTCGGGAATGAAACGTTGTTCGATATTTTTGCGCAGCCTCCACTTCCAGAAGTTAATTTTGAAAAGTGGATGAAAGAGGGCAAGGTGATAATCGTTAGAATGCCAAAACGGAAATTAGGCAGGGGATCAAATACATTAGCGCATTGGGTAACATTGAAAGTTTTAATGACCAGGTTTTTAATGAGTGATGAGGACAAAGAAAAGCATGGTTGTTTCATGGTCTTTAATGAGCCGGAACAAGTGCAATCCAAAGGCATGAGCGAGTTAATGGGGCGCATAGCAACAGAAGGACGAAAGGAACGTTTAGGATCAATATTTGCTTTCCACCATTGGGATAAACTACCTCATCACCTGCAAGATAATTTAATTGCAGGCGGGATAAATCAGTTTCTTTTTGCCAATGACCACACCAAAACATTTGAAATGGCAAAATCACGATTGGAACCCACATTCACCGTTGATGATGCCTTACAAACGCCTAAACACTATGCCATAGCGATATTAAACACCAAAGAACCACTGCATGCGTTTATGATCCACATGTTGCCTCCTATACCATTAAACAAACGCCATGATAACTCTTTTATAACGAAACGCCATGCGCAAATGTACGGCAGAAAATGGAGTGACTTGCAAAATATAGTGTGATACAATCTTATTACGTTCTGAATACTTCGCAGGCCGTTGACTATGTTTGCCGGGTGGCATGGTTGACGTATGAAACCCGGACCAATTACTCACACACAATTCCATTGAAAAGGCAGGTGTAATAAGCCAGGATTTAATGAGTATTCTATCACCTTATCCTTCGGTCAGAAATTTTGGCCTTTTTTTAATTCACTATGTACATTAATATACATAGTGTGTTATTCTATATATAGAAAGTTAAAACAAGGCGAAAGGGAGCGGTAAATATGGAAAAAGTATTCGAGGTAACAATAAAATTTGAGGTTGGCCCGAATAACACTAGAACGGTTGAAGCTGAAAACAAACAAGATGCGATTATTCAAGCATTGAACAAATTGCATGAAAGAGACTTTGACCGAAGCATAGAGGCAGAAGCGGTAGATGTAACGCAATTTTAAAAACGGCCCACTCCGCGGTGGGCCACTTCATTAAGAAAGGGGTAAAACAATGGCGATATACGACAAGGCGGAATGTAATTGTGGCGAGCTTTTCGATGAAGAAGGGAATTGCCCGAAATGTGATAACGTGTTTCATATGGATTATATGGTTTTCCATTTAGGCGATAATGACAAGATCATGGAGGCAACTGAAACGAATTTCCCACACATGTTCAGAAACAAAAAGGCGGTTATAGTCGAAACGCACGGCCTACCGAAAAATTGGCGATACCTTAGCATTGATCAGATTCGAGAGCGTTGTGAGTTGCATATTGTGAGTGATCCGGGGACTTGATCCCCGGTTTTTTAAAATGTTTTCATGAAATTAGGAGGGATTGCATGTTAGATGTAATTGAGCGGTATGAGAACGATGTTTCAAGGGAACATGACCGAGTAGAGAAAGATATTCGTTATTGCGTTTATGAGTTGAGCCGGGATAAGGAAATCAACCTAGACGATAAAATCCGATTTGGCATAGAACTTTCTAAGATGGCGCTACGGAACGCCGAAAAACCCGCACTAAGTTGCTCTTTTGGTATTGATAGCATTGTCACCCTATGGATGGCATATAAGGCTATGGATGAGCTAGGGATGGAACGGGACAAGCTCACAGTCATTTGGAATAACACGCTTAATGAGTTTCCAGAAGTGCGTGAATTTGCCGACTGGATCACAGAGGAATGGGGCATTAATTTGCAGGTGTATAAACCCAAAAAGCCTCTTAAAAAGATCATTGATGATAATGGTGGCGTTACAGATGAATATTTTACAAACCGGAAATCAGACCGCAGGAATAATGAGAAACCATTGAGCGAGAAATGTTGTGGCACATTGAAACATGAGCCAATGCGCCGAGCGATCAAGGAAAACGAATTTGATCTCATATTCACCGGACAGCGTAGTGATGAGAGTAGCCAACGGAAAATCGCAGGATTGCGTGATGGCGATTACTTTTATAGCAAGAGCGAGTGGAAATCATTCATGTGCAAGCCGATTCAGTATATCACCGAAAAAGAGCTATGGCAGTTTGTGTATGAATACGACATTCCATTTAATGATCTATATAACAAGAACCTCATCAAGAAATATCCACCCCAAGAAAAAGCGACTTTTAACATCATGACGAATTATGATGAGTTGAAAAATTTAGGGTTAGACGTTGACGCATTATTGGATCAGCAAGTTTCAACCGTTGACCGCAGGCAGGCTATCCGATTAAAAGAGCTAGATTTTGAAATCTTTACACCTAGAACCGGTTGCCAAATGTGCCCTATCCCCGTTAAATACGGATATTTAGGGTGGATGCGTCGTTATTACCCAAAAGTATATAAAGCTATGATCTACAATTTAGGGTATGGACCTGCATTAATGAACTTGATCCCAGATGAAGTTAAAAACGATGTGGAAGGATTCACGGGTTACAATCTCACAAGCGAGAATGCAAGCGATATATTAGAAGAAATCTTAGATTACAGACCATGTGTATTTGATGAATTGAAAACATGACCGCCATAGCGCGGTCTTTTTCATGCCAAATTATCAGTATATGAAAAAATTAGAAAAATATGCATAAAATACTTGCTTTTTCTATAAATCTATAATACTATAATTATAGAAACAACGAAGGGAGGCGAGCGGATGGCAACAGAGAACGAGCCAAAGCAATGGAATTTCAAAAACATTGATCCGAAATTGGACAAGGATTTGAAACAATTTTGTTTCGATAACAAGTTAAGTCAAAAGCAAGTTGTTTCAAATGCGGTTGAGGATTTCTTGAACCGAACAAAAGGTGGGAAGGCGAAAAAATAACATATGGAGGGGTAAAACATGCCGAAATTAATTGCGAACACAAAGGATATGAGCGAGGCGGAATGGTTACAAGCACGAAATAAAGGGATTGGCGGCAGCGATGCAAGCACGGTCCTTAAACTGAACAAATGGAAGTCACCTTTTCAACTATGGTTAGAAAAAACGAACCAAGTGGAAGTTGAAAGCGCAGGAAGTGAGGCTGCCGAATTTGGAAATAAGTTAGAGGCGATTGTGGCTGAAACATTCACAGAACGAACGGGCATTAAAGTCCGCAAGCGAAATGCGATATTTGCACATGATGAACATGATTTCATGCGAGCGAACGTTGACCGGGTTGTTGTAGGCGAGAACGCCGGGTTGGAATGCAAAACAGCGAGCGCCTTTCTTATGAAAGATTGGAAAGGCGAAGAAATCCCAGACGCGTACCTCATTCAATGCCAACACTATATGGCTGTCATGGGTTGGGATAAAATGTACATCGCCGTATTAGTAGGTGGAAATAGTTTCATTTGGAAAGAGGTTGAGCGTGATGAGGAATTGATAGGCATGATTATCACGCATGAGCAATCATTTTGGGAACATAACGTTATTGGAAATATTGCGCCTCCTATCGACGGATCAAGCGCAGCCGAACAATTCTTAAATGAACGATACAAAAACGCCGATGATGATAAATTCGTAGATTTATCAAGCGATTATGGCGATAAGATAAAAGAATTACAGAAAGTCGAAAGCGAAATCAAAGCGAAAAACGAACGTAAGAAAGAGTTACAAAATGATCTAAAGCTCCAATTAGAGGATGCGGTTCATGGTTATGTTGGAAGTTTTCAAGTTTCCTGGAAACCACAAACGCAAAAGCGGGTTGATTCTAAGAAACTGAAAGCAGAGTACCCGGACGTATTTGAGCAAGTGCAAAAAGAAATCAACATGCGTAAATTTTCTGTTAAGGAGTTGAGTGAATAATGGCGACAAACCAAACTTTAAAGAATAACATTCAAAAGCAAAATCAAGGTGGACAAGCACCGGCGGGCAACACAATTAAAGGGTTAATGAACAACGATAACATCCAAAAGCGGTTCGAGGAAGTCATGAAAGACCGCGCACCTCAATACATGAGCAGCATTATTAATCTAGTAAATGGCGATACAAACTTACAAAAATGTGATCCTATGAGTGTTGTGGGTAGCGCAATGGTAGCAGCTACATTAGATTTGCCCGTTGATAAAAACTTAGGTTATGCGTGGGTAGTACCATACGGAAATAAGGCGAGTTTCCAGTTAGGCTATAAGGGCTACATCCAGTTGGCGTTAAGAACCGGTCAATATAAGGCTATCAACGTTACGGAAATTTGCGAGGGAGAATTACAGCATTTCAATCCGTTAACAGAAGAATTGGACATTGATTTTTCCCAACGCAAAAGTGATGCGGTTATTGGGTATGCGGGTTATTTCAAACTCATCAACGGATTCGAGAAAACGGTTTATTGGACAAAAGAGCAAATTGAAGCGCACAAGAAAAAGTTTTCTAAATCAAGCTTCGGTTGGAACAAAGACTTTTCGGCTATGGCTAAGAAAACAGTATTACGTAACATGCTTTCTAAATGGGGCATTCTATCCGTTGAAATGCAGAGCGCCTACACAAACGACCAGGAGGGCGCAGTAAAATCATTCGATGAGGACACGGGCGAAATCATTGACTATACACCGGACGCTATTGAAGAATCCCAAACTGAACAAGGAGGCGAACAATAATGCCACAACGACGCCAAACGGCAACATCCCAAACAACGAAAGCAGCGAGCGTTTTGGAAAAGTTTTTAGACGATAACGAGAACCGCATTAGTGAAGAAATGTTCGGTGAGTTGGACGAGGTAGCAGGCGAAATCGACACGGTGGTTAATGATCTTGAAGGCGAAATCCAAGAATTGAAAGAGGAAAAGGAAGAATTGGAGAAACAACTTGCGGAAAGCGGTGAAGAATAATGGAAATAGGCGATAAAGAATGGTTTGAAAAGCTGAATGAAAGGGTTAAATTCCCGAATGTTTTTGCTTTTTATGTTAGTAGCGAAAGAACAATAAATTCGCAAGTTGTTGACACAAAGGCAAGTAGCTTAGACAACATCAAATACGGGATGATTAAACCGCCCATATTATTCGGAGGTCAAAAAACAGCATTAGCGAGTGTCAAACGGTGTGAAAGTGACCAAGAATATTACAATGAGTGCATGAGATTAAAGGACGTTTGGAAGTAACCAACAAGCCGGGCTAACCACCCGGCTCCAAATTTAAACCAAAAGGGAGCGGTTTCATGCAAATAAGATTTTTGGTTTTCGGTTACGGTGGTTTTTATCCCACAGGTGGTATGGGTGATTGCATAGGCAAAGCTAAAACTTATGAAGGTGCGGAAAAAATCGTAAGTAAACACAAGGAAGAAAAACGGGTTTTGGATTATTACGAAATTTACGATATTTCCTTAGATAAGAAATACGACATTTAAAAACGGAAAGGGGAGCGGTTTCGTGTTTGTAGAGAAAAAGGTGTTTGATCCGAATTTAGAGGGCAAGGCGGTTTATTTGCACGGTTCAGCAGCAGGAGTGTTGTTTGACGGTTTCCATCTAGTTTCAACGGTAGAAGGGGAAAACATTACAGTTATTGACCGATTGATGAGCGAATGCGCTTTATCAGTTGACGACATTAATCAATCGGACATTATGTTTCGTGTTTTGGAGGCTCCACACATCGAGCCAGGAAACAAAATCAACCGTAAGCGTGGCTACACATCCACACAACGTTCAGCGGAAGAAGTGCGGGAGGAAAATGAGTTTTTAATCTCTATCTTGCGTGAGCAGCTTGGATCAATTCCATTGCATGAGATCATCAAGAAAATGCAGGGCCAAGGATTGAAACACTGGAACAACCGAAACGCTACTTCATACATCAAGAGCGCCATGCGCAATGGTTATCCGATAGTCAAGCCGGAATACGGGCATTATGCTTATGATTGGAGTGGGAAAAATGGATAAGATCAAAATTACTCAAGGACAAAAAGAAGGGTTGCACGAATTTGTAAACGAAAACACGGATATAGGACACCTTCCTATGTCAGAGGAATTGTTAGAAATATTTATTGAAAACCGTAAGCATTGGTGTAGTGAACAGCGCCAATCTATTGCGGACTTCACACCGGAACAATTCGCCTTACTCCTATGTGGGTGGTATGAGGTGAAATTTGAAGAAGAATATCCTAAAGGTTCATTCGTTGTAAAAATGGGCGAGGTATGGGAAGTAGATCACCCCCAAGCGGACGGTCACAAAGATAACGGAACTTGCTTTTTAGCTTTAAAACGTTCAGATGGTGTCGTTTACCACAACATATTAAGAAAAGAAATCCGTAAAGCCACAGCAGAAGAAATCGAGCGAGAGAAGAAACGCCGGTTTTGGGAGAGCCTGGGGCGTGAGGTTGATGAATATAGAATAGGTGATGTGGTTAGGCATGAATATGCAAAAGGTTTGGGAGAAATAACAAAAGAAAAAGGCGATTTTAAAAACCATGTACTATGGTCACAAACTTTTTGTGATTCTGAAAAAACAGTTAACAAAAAATACATCACACTCATAACGCCA